TGTTTGATGATTTAGAGTACTTCCACGTATCTAACGCTTCTCCAGAACAAGACCAATATAATATGGGAATTGAGAGAGTAGGTTCATTAGGTGGTAGATATACTGTTTACCGTGACCCTTACGCTCCAGCTAACTCAATCATTATTGGACATAAAGGTAAGTCATTATTGGATACTGGGTACATTTACGCACCTTATGTACCATTACAATTGACTCCTACAATGTATAACCCTTTCAACTTCGTACCTGTAAAAGGTATCATGACACGTTACGCTAAGAAAATGGTGAACAACCGCTTCTACGGGACAATCAAGGTTGATGGATTACGTACATTTGATGTTAGAGAATTAAGATAGTATAAATCTTAAAATGTTATAATGAGAGGGGAACAATTTGTTCCCCTTTTTTTATGCTTTACATGATATTTATTAATATGAATCTGAAAAGAATTATAAAGGAAGAGATTGATGGTCTAGAATGGGTTAGGGGTGTTGACACATATTACAAAGTAGACCAACTAGAGGTGGGTAAAACATACCAGTTCGTGCCTGACTATTCTATTATGGATAAAGATTCTACACGGCCTCAACCACATATAGAAGAGGCTCCTGATTGGATTTCTAGTTATGAAAGCCAGAAATTCCACATTATCAAACAAGAACCAAACCATAGATTCCCTAAACTTGGGATGATTACGTTTAAACAGTTTGGTAAGTCTAATAAAATAATTTACGATGGTAGATATACTAATATATCGTACACCTCTAGAATATTCTTGTGGGGTAAATTTAAGGAGGTTGAAAATCCGACAATGGTTACGGAGTCAAGTGACTTCGATTGGGCGGAAGGCCCAATTACTTTTACTGTTGACGATATAATAGGTAAACAAATGTATTATAGAGAAAACAATGTTGATGAGTTGGAATTTGGTTATGATAAATCAAAACCTATTAGTGTTAGTGATATACAAAGAGATGAAATAGTGTTAGGTAAAATAATATGGGATAAATCTTATAAGTTAGAGTCACATAATGGTAATGATGGTGTTATAGTTATAAACAACCCAAAAGACATACCCACAAAATTAACTAAAAGACGATTCGTAAACTTTAGTGTTGACGATATTGTAACTTATGTTAATTTGGGTATATGGTCAATGGAGGACGATAATGGTAATATTATTAATGATTTTTCTGGTAGATATATTAAAGAATCTGAAGAAGAGTTTGATTGGGTTAAAAATATTGAACCTGAACTAACTGACGACACATTTTCAGTGTATTATAATAAACCCTTTTATTGGTATCAGAAAGGGGAACCAATAACTGATTGGGGTATGCCTAGGGTTTATTGGTTTGAGGAGTCCGGTATTCATCAAAGAGGTGGTGACAAAATAGCTTTATTATGTTATAAAGATGTTAATGACAGGACCACATCAGAACCAAAAGATGAATGTACAGATATATTCCATAAAACAGCTATTAGTTTCATAAAAAAGGGTACTTTACAATATCAACCAAGATTAGGTGATATTAAAGATGATTAAGACCATTTTCAGTGTCTTCTCTTAATATATTATAATACTCTTCCCTAAAAATTTCCCTTACCCTTTCTTCTGTTGTTAAAGGTTCGTTTCCGTGAAAAACCCCATCTCTATTTGCCTCAAAAATAACGTCACCAATATTGTTATTAACAGTTATTCCAGCAAAAACATCGGTAGGAGTTAACTCAACATCATACGGTATATTAATTTGACCTGTTTCTTCATCAACATAACCATATTGCCTTGATGATAAACACCAAAAAGGGGAGCCATCTAAAAAATGGTGTTTTGGTGGTTTTTTAAAATTAAACATATAAAAATATACGATTATAAACAAAAAAAGGAAGTCTTTCGACCTCCTTTTACATAAAGAACAAGTGGGATTAATCCCTAACACCCCTGCTTTTAGCTTGTTCTTTATTTGTCGGACCTTCTTCCAACCTTTTGTTAATAATATCCATAATCTCACCACCAACCATTGAGTAAACTTTCATTGTGTCAGAAACATTCATGGATTTGTCTTTAACATCCCAAAGTGTAATCCCATTATCTTTTTTAGTTCTATCGTTATGGAACGCTACTTTTGATAAATTGTTAGTGAAACAATCTTTTTCTTTCACGTCCTTATCAATTAGAAAGATAAGAACACCATTATCGGTGTATTGTTTGTAGTACTTACCATAGTTATGGTCTTCACTAGATACACACCATTTTGTTGATTTACCGTATAGGTTTGAACTACGTGTACTTAAAGGTATTATAACTGTCCATCTATCATTTTCGTATAAAACTTCAGTTTCTTTTTTCTTAACTTCAGAACGTGTAATTTTTTCTTTGGCTAATTTTACAGACTCAATAATATCTTGGTTAGACTCATAAGAATATATGTCTTTATTTTCTAAAAGATTTCTCTTAGACAAGTCCTCAAAGTCTTGGATAACTTCGAACATTTCTTTAAATGTTTCATTCTTCAATTCATTTTGAATCCAGCTTACCCAATCAGCCGTACATTTAATCATAAAAGGTAAGTACTTATTGGATGTTGTTGGGTCCATAGTTGACAAAACTTCTATAACATCGACTGTATATTCTGGGTGTTGGATTTTAAGGTCTTTCTTTTTAGCCATTTTATTTTATTATTTAATTATTAACAATACAAATATAGTTATTTTTCTTAAACTAACAAACTATTTGTTGTTGTTTTTTCAATTTTAATTTCTTTAAACCATAATGGTGTTTCTGTGTGTATCCATTTAGCGAAATCAACTTTATATTTTTTATAATAATTACGGTAAGCTGTAATTGGGTCTTTATCTTTTACATCATCTGGCATTGCTTGGACAAATGGGGTCATACCTATTATTGCTAATAGTGGTGAATTATATTTATGCCATTTTACAATTTCTTCACCCGCATGTATTTTACCGTATCTTTTAGTGTACTCTTTACACATTTCTAATGTTAGATTACAAAGCCATATGTAGTTATCTATAGATTCACCAGCCCAAACAGTACAAGGGTGATACTGAAACCCTATACCATATGGGTTGGGTGTCCCATCACTATTTTTCCTTGGGAAGTCGGTGAACTTGTTAGTATCTTCTTTTGTTATTTGTTTTTTTTTAGTAATACCTTGGGACTTCCACTTAACTGAAGCTAGTATCTGATTATGTTCGGTAATCATTTTAACTAAATGTTTGTCACAGTGGTACTGTGAACACAACTTAATATCTTTATCTAATACAAATATATTCATTACACAAATATATTGTAATTTTTTTAATTTAACAAGATATTTATATAAAAACTATAATATGAGAATACGTGATAAAAGAAAAAATATGATTGAAGCCAATAAAATGGTTTTAGGTCTTATAAAAGAAGAAGAAGCGGTTGAAGCTAAAAAAGAGAAGACAACTACGCTCACTAAACATCCAGCATACTCAGCTATAGATAGACTAGAAAGTGAATTAGAAAAATTAAAAATGAGTTTTAAAGAAAGTATAGCCAACGCTGTATCTGGTTCCGATGGTTATCATAGTGAGATTGATAAGTTTTCTGAAGATTTTGGTAAGTTTATTACAAAGGTGTCTAACCTTAAAAGTAAAATTAACGATTACCAAATAGCTAATAAAGATAAAGAAATCGCTGAAGCTAAAAAGAGGGAAGAACAAAAAAGACAATATCAGCACCACATGAGAGATGAAGCTGGAAAAAGAGGTGAAAATTACGCTTACTAAAAAAAAGGGGGCATGAAAAGATTAGATAAAATAAAAAATATTGATTTAGCTAATAAAAAATTATTACGTGAGTTTGATATTGATAGTTATCAAGAAACCTCTGACAATGGATATGATAGATTAGTGGAATATCTACAACCATTAGTTGACCAAGAACTTATACATAGTGATATTAGAGATGAGATATTAGATTTAGCCTCATCTTACGCTGATGATATGTGGCGAGAAGGTGCACAAGGTGGGTTTGCCCCAAAATAAAAAATGATATGAGCAAAAAAGTAATTAAATTAACAGAAAAAAATATCGAGTCTTTGGTCACGAAAATTATTAAGGAAGATGGTATAAGTGAATTAGATAAAAAAACTTATGCTAGTGCCGCAACAAAAGCCAGAGAACGAGGTATGAGTAAATTAGGTGATAAATTTGCCGCACATGGGAGTGAACATGGAACAAACATTGTTGACAGTATATCTTTTGATATTGAAAAAATGGGGACTATAGTCATTGGAAATATGGACTTCAAAAATGACCACAACCCATGGTTTGTTGGTGATGTGGTATCCGATAGTGGGTCTAATGGTAAAAGATATCGTTTTGAGTTAGTCATCAGTGAGAGGAGTAATGAACTTAAAACGTATTTACTCGGAAATAACGTATCCTTACCATCTACAGTTAAAGACGCAAAGAACTACCTTCAACTACTTAACGATAATGGTATTGACACATTTAATATTAAACCTAAACAAATAACTTCTGGTTATGTGGATTATATGTCAGAAAGCCTATCAGTAAGAGAACGTGATACACAAAACACACTTAAGCATAATACTACGTTATTAAATGAGTTATTAAAAGAAGGTCTTTCTGAATCTAATAAAGTTTCTTACGATGTTATGGTACAAAAATTAAGAAACGCAAAAATGTTAGGTGAATGGGGTTTGGTTGATGAGGTTATTACTGATTTAACTAATTACCTTGGTGATAATGTTACCCCTATGGGTAATAGGAATACTTGGCCTTTTAAGTAATGAGAAAGTTAATTCGTAAGATATTGAAAGAGGAGTCAGATAAACAAACAGATATAGATAACTCACAAAGTTCTGAAAATAATATTTGTGATGATTTTAGTGCTGAAAGTTATGAGGATTTGGTTGATTTGATTAATAAATCACATGTATCCAAAGAAGATGACCCTATAATAGAAAAATTATTAAATCAATTAAAATCTGATATGAAAAAGTTAGAGACAGACAAAGACTTAATAAACACGTATCAACATAAAATAGCTACACAACTTTGTAAATAAACTAAAAAACCCACTTAGTAGTGGGTTTTTTATGCTATATTGTTTAGTGACTAACACCAGTCTTTCTCAGATACAATTTCAAACTGTATAATGTCGTGATACGTCCTAACATTACTACTTGATTCTATTTTAAATTCCATATAGTAATCATTAGGTATAAACCAAGAAGTGTCTATTAAGAAGTAATTACTATCTTCAGTTCTATTAACTTCTTTCCAATCTACATATTCTATTTGTGTCTCACCTTCCTTAATGTATATTCTATAATATATTCTATCTATCGGTTTATAATTTGTTGTGTATGGTATGAGAGCTTCAATATCAACTCTTCTTGTATCACCACGTTTAATTTTCTCTTTTCGTTTAATACCACTAAAGGAAAAATGGTAATCATATATAGATATATTTTTTGTATTACCGACACCAACACCACTGTTATCGTTTGACCCTATATTATAGTATGAGTTTTGGTCTTTTATAATAAAAGACATTTCGGCATCACCAACATTAACACCATTAATGGTTACACTACTCCATATATCAGTAAATTGTATATTACCACAATAACCACTAGTTGGGTCACTAGTTACATTAACGTTCACATAATAAACACCGGTTGTAGTTTGGTTTATCTGGTCACTAGTGAATGTTTGGTACACATTTTCGTTTTGGTCGTATATTGTAACACCTGAGATACTTGCATTAACACGTTCTCCACCCGCATTAACATAAAGGTATAGTCTATTACTCTTGTCTAGGTGAAACTCACACCTATCGTCTTTAATTAAGTCATCATATGTGGTTTCCATAAAGGGTTCGTACACAGTTTGTGTATCCCTAGTGAAGAAACCAGTATAACAAAGAGATTCTTGTAGTGCTGCCTCTAAACCTGGTTTAAAAGATAACCCTAAATTAGCCTCAGTAATACCACTACTAATTAACCCATTTATATAATCTGTAACATCTATACAGACATTTTCACTACCCTTTTCAAAGTATTGTTCAGCTTTAACTAAGTCTATTGTTGTCCCTGTGTAACCACTAGTATTACCCGAATACCACATATAAGGGTCATTATAAACACCTGGTTGAGACCATACTGTAGCGGACAATCTATCTTCCCAATTTGCTGGACCGTCACAATAAGCTTGGTCTCTTATGTCAGAAAAAACTTTATTTTGTTTATTAGGTTGTATTATGGTATCACTAGCTATATAATCATACCCTACACCTTCAGCCCATTTTTCTGGTATTTCAAAAAGTACCATATCAAAAGCTGTAGCTCTAGACGATTCACCACAAGATGATGAAAATGTTTTACAATATAATTCCGAATCAAAACAAGATGTGTTTGTAATATTGATTTTATGGGTCATTCCAGTTAATGAATACTCACTTGTGTTAACCCTATCTACCAATTCGGTTAAGTCAAAACCAAAAAGGTACCTTGAATATAAAACCTTATCCAAGTCCAAAGAACCGCCATGGAATAATTCAGCTATTGGGTTTCTTCCTGTGTTAGCACAACTGTTTCTCACGATTACAGTATCCTTACCAAAATAAGTTCTATATATACTCATTAGTTTCTTTTACTAATAAATATCTAACAATTTTAATTAATTTTAATATTGTTGGATATTAGTTCGCCACCATATATTTTATATTTAGAACCGTCTGAACTAATTTTTTGTGTAGGGTTAGAACCCAAAGCCGTATTTAATATGCTTAATAATTCTGTTGTTTCTGATTCTTTAACAGGTTCAGTGTAAGCAACACCGCCACCACTATGTTTATGGGTCTCAACCCAAACTTGTAATTTTTTTAAAACCTCCCATAGGACATCCCCATAAACCGTTGGGTGTAAAAATTTAGTTTCCATTCCCAGTTGTTTTTCTGGTTCACTTGAATTTAATATTATAGCACCACCACCACTAGGGGTTCCTTTATGTGAACCTCTATGTGATATTAAGTTAATTCTATCAGCAACAACATTAACAGATGTTGTATTTTTTAAAGACTCAAATTGGGCTACTGGTGGTGTTGAAACATTGCTGGGTGTTAAACCTCCAATATCTTTATACGAAACAACAGATATATAACCAGGGTTTTTTAAATTTAATATTTTATTATTCTTATTACTATATTTGTTAACCCTTAATAAAACTTCGTCATATTTTTTAGAGGTTCTCAATATTATATCTTCATTGCCTCTCCCATTTACAGCTATATCATTTGGGTCTCTTGGGTCGTCACCATATATAGACCAATTAGAGCTACTAAGTTTACCCCCTAACCTAGCCCCATTATTATCAAACCAAGCTTTACTATACGCAAATAAACCGCTAAAAGTTCCCCTTTTACCGGTTAAAAGACCCCTTACCTTACCATCGTTATTTAAGTATTGTGGCTGTGATATGAAAGGTCCCATATAAAATCTCTCTAACTTATCATTTTTTCTATCTGGAATTATCACTAAGACACTCTCACCCACCTGTGGGTTTGTAACTAAAAATTTTGGTTGTAACGGCAAAGACCAAGGTAAAGCGTCTACTATCTGAGAATAATCTTCCGCGTTTTTTAAAAAATCATCCTCATTTAGTCCTTTCTTACCATTCTTACCAAATAAATGCCTATCTAGTTCTCTAATAAATACCTTACATTTTCCTGCACCAGATGGGTCTTTGTCTGTAGACTCAACAACCTGACCCCAACGCATAACATAATCATTATAATCCGCGTTGGTTGACTCATTGTTTTGTCCAGGTAAGTCGTAATTGGGTTCATCTGTAGCCATAATTATATTTTTATACCGTATCTTATTTTAATTTCTTCTAAAACTTTTAGATATTCTTTTTTAATGTTTTCTAAATGTTTAGCTCTAAATATTAATTCCTTTTTAACTAAAGTAAAATCTTGCTTTAAATCTTCCTTATAACCCTCCAACTCAATATTTGTTTGTTCACTAATCTTTTTCATAATAAAAAATTTAAGAAGCTAAACCTGAACCACCCAGTATTTCACTTAAAAAGGCCGTACCAACAACTGGTATAGGGCCAGCCGTACCAGTTACTGTTGATTTACCCCCTGGCGTTATTGCTAACTCTATTTTCATCTCTGTCGCTATAGCTCCGACAATCTCTTCCATTCTAATTCTTTCCATTATTTCGGATGAATTTATCTGACCAGTACCTAGAGGCCCAACATGTAACCCAGCTTCAGCCTGTCTTTGTATAACCCTAGCCGCCATCATTTTAGGGCTCAATCCAGGTCTACTTTTTGAGGCTAATATTAAAGCCTTTGGTGTTGGTGTTTGTATTGATGTTGGTACTCTAAATAACGCTAATAGCGCACTTAATATAGATTTTGGTTGTTTGAAGTTAGTGTTTCTTGGGTTTACGTCCTCACATCCTAGTTTTGCCATTTTTTCCTTTTTTATAAAAATTCTGAAATATCTGGTACCTTTACTGCTGATAAACCAGATTTTATGTTATAACCACCAGTTAAACTTCTTAACTGATTTAATTTTTTATTAATCGCTTCTTTTACTAGGGAAGTTATTAATTCTATAACAACCTTTAATATCTCTTCTTTTATTGCGTCAAATATTATCTCTAATAAAGCCGCACCAGCTTCTCTAACCACGTATTCAAAAAATACACTATTAGCTTTAGCAAAATCAAAATTATTCTTAAAACTATCGACAGTGTTTGTCACCAATTTTTTAGATATTTGAAAAAGTACCATTATCTTTGGTGTAAAGATTATGCTAGCACTTAATTTAGGTAAAGCTAAAGCCAACTCAAAACTTAAAGATTTTTTTATGTTTTCATTATCATCATCATCCGCAGACACCTGTTTAGTTATACCATCTAACACAGACTCAGCGTATTGTTTTGTTACTAAATTTGCTGAGTTAGGGTTTTCCTTTATAGAATTTTTAACATTATTAATTACTTTCTGTCTTAATATACCATTAGAGCTAACCACTGTTGGTTGACAACTGTAGTCAATAATTTTAACCCCAGACAATCTACTTTGAGCTTTCTTTTCAATTTCTAATAATTCGTCAGAACTAAATTCAAAAAAACTATCGTCAACAAGGAAGTTTTGGTCACATGGGTCACTACTTAATATTTTTTCAACTAAGGAATCCACTTTTTCTTTATCTGTCGTTGAATTAATATCAATAGTACCTAGGGATTTATCCATCACACTAGATATCGCACCATTAAATTGTTCCATTAGGTTTGGTATGAAATTATCGAAATTAAAAAGTTCAATACTATTTATAAAATCTTTAAGAAAAATATCATACTCCTTTCCTATATACCCATTACTTATGTTAACCCTTAACCCTGTGGTTGTTACAGCACTAGGTAACACATAATCTATCACTTCGAAGTCCAAAATATTTTTCCAAGTACCACTACCACCGACACCACCCTGTATTAAGTCAGCTAAGAAAACATTTAAATCTTTATCTGGGTCACCAAAAAAAAGACTAGAAGGGAAACTATTAACATCTAATGTTGTCAATTTACTTAAATCAAACTCACTTGGTTTAAGTTCCACCATTGGTGTTGGGCTAGGTATTTTAAAATCTGCTGGACATAATAACCCCGCTTTTATACCCTTTATGATACCCTCCTTTAATGTCCTCATTAAAATGGGGAAGAACTCAACTAAAATTTCAATAAGTATTCTGATTAAGTCACATTTGACCCTATCTTTTAGGTTTGGGACAGCTTTCTTGTCTTTACACGTAGTACTTAGTAAATCCAACAGATATGGTATTAAATTAAATGACTTAGATTTAACAGATTCTATATTTGACACAATTTTATTTTCAGGTAAGTCACCCAAAACCTCAAACAATGAAACTTGCTGTACAATACTATGTTTATCCTCAATAAACCCCATTATTTATCCTCTTTTTTATCAAATAACCCTCTCAGTAATTCCATATCTTCTGGGTTCAAACTATCATTACCCATATCTTTAATGTTGTCACCTTTAAAAACCAAAGTACTCATTAACTTAACTAAGGATAATTTTTTATCTATGGTACTATCTACTAATTTTAATAAATCTGTGTTAGCTTTATTTAGGTTTACTAAATCGTGCATATCATCGATATCAACCCTTTTTTTGTTTTCGTTGATTTGACTTATGGCGGTACTTCTCTGTTGGACTAGTTCATTGTAAGCCTCTTGAGCCATGCCCAAAAAACTATCTGTACTCAATTTTACTTCTTTCTTCTTAGGTCTAGCCATGGTCTTTTTTATTATAAATATCTATTATGGGTAATTTTAAAAAGATTCTTCTTTTAATATATTATAAATTACTTTAAACCTTTTCATTGCGTTTCTAATATCTTTAGTGTTTAAAGAGGTCATTTCTCTCATATAATATAGTATTAGGTTTTTATTAAATTTATTTTTACCTGGGACATTATCGTCATCAAATAGATTTTCCCACCCACCAAGAATTGAGACCAAAGCACTACCTACTTTTCTCTCATTCTCATTTAGAACCTTAGTTTCCATCTCTTTTTTTATTGATTTACCGATGTTCCCAATTAGTAAATTTAAATCTAATTTTTGTTCATCAATAGTGTAAATCAAATCATCCTTTTCTTCCACCATTGGGAGTACGTCATCGAAATTTAAATTCTGTTTAAGTTTTTTATCTTCTTTGATTAGTTTACCTAAAAGATAATGTTTAACCACAGTTCCGTAATATGAATACGATTTTTTACCTTTTGCTGGCTTAAACTTATGAAATTTAACATGCAGAAACCCTAATGTGTCTGCATGTAAATCTTCATATTCCATCGTCTTTGAGTAGAGTTTGTATCTTCTAATAATACTTTCTACCATCTTATTTAGTGGAGCTTTTAAACTTCCACTATATAATCTATTCCTTTGTATGTCTTCTTCTGTCGTACCTGTCCATCTATACCCATCCTGTGTGTTAGGGTCTACAACTAATTCTCCAAGCTCAAGATATTTCTTTACCGCTTCTTCTTCTTCTGGACCAAAGTAAGGTTTTTTTGTTGGTTTTCTACCCCTTTTCTTTGGTTGTTCTGACATGTTATACGTTTTGTTCCTCTAATTCATAGGTTATGCCTCTATCTTGTTTAAAGTAACATTCTTTTTTTGCTGTATTAAACCACCATTTTGCTTCAAGTGGGTCCACCTTTTTTATACCATTATAATAATTAAAAAACAGAGAGTCTTCTCTCATATTAACTTTCTTATAACCTAATTTTGGTATCGTCATTATGGTTTTATCATAATAGGTCATCCTTAATAATAACTCATACACAAAATGTAATTTAACACTACTTTTAAAACCACCTACTGACTTAAACGATTCTTTCTTATAAACACCACCCGATGTTTGGAAGTTTGGGAAGTTTAGTAATGAATCATTATCTAGAAACCCTAGTTTATCACTAAATTCCGGTGCCCAAACTGGTTCGTTTGTGAAATGTAGGAATTTCCCCTCTGGTGACACATCCAATACTATCGGTAAGAATACCTCAACATCGTTATAGTGTGACATATACTCTTCAACCTTTTTAAACCAAATTTTAGAGTACTCATCATCCATTTCTAATATACTAAACCATTCAGTAGTGACAGTATCAACACCAAAGTTTACCTGTGAACAAAAATCTGAATCACCACTGTTTACAACAACTTCAATATTATCTTTTATACCATCCTTATACTCTAAAGATTCTATTTCTTTTTTTAAGTTTTCGTTACTTGCCACAACTAAAACCTTTGGTTTTGTTTCTATGTTTTGGTCACAAACACTCTCAATTGCGTTTAGAAAGTAGTCTTTCTCTTTTTCCCCTAACTCATGTATTGGTAGGATTACTGTTATTTTTTCCATTTTTGTTTATTTTAATTTTCGTTATTTACTGGTTCTAATTTTTCTAATTTAGCCTTAACCTCTAAAACTCTATTATCAATTATTCTACCATATACTTCTTGTATTTTTTCTTTTTGTTCTTCTTCAGTATATTTTTTAGACATTTCACCCATTTTTTCATATAGTTCTTCAGGTGCTGCATCTTCTAACCATGCTTGTATGTAATTAGCTAAAATATCTGGAATTACATTAATTTCATGAGTCCATAGACCATTTTTGTCTTCCATCCATTCAGGTACCATATTTGGTACTTTTCCTAATACTGGTACGTCACACTTCATTGATTCAACTGGGAATGTACCAAAACCAGATATTTCGTCAACCCAAACAGATATACAACATTCTGCCATGTTTTCAGCAAACTTTTCTGTAGGCATATTTCTCATATCTCTAAATGTGAACCACTTTAGGTGTGGGTATTTAATATAAAATGTTTTAAATATTTTAACAGTGTCTCTTTGGTCTCTAGTAAAAATAGCGATTATAGGTTTTTTTGGTTTTTCTGATGGTTTAAAAAACTTAGGTATAGATACGGGTACAATTTCTGTTTTTAGTGATGGACCCATTAGTTCTTTTAAATGTGTAGATTGTTTTTCTGTTGTTGTGATACAATCTGTTATACCATAATCTAACCATTTCTTACCAGGCATCAACATCTCCAATACATAATCATAAGCTTGACACATAACAATTCTTTTACATGGTAATTTTGCTGTTTGTTCCATTACGTTAGCGAATATTTCTGGTATGATAACAATATCGTCTGAGTTTACTTTAAGTTGTTGGTCCTCTATAGATACGTGTGGTAATTCTGAATATTCAGTCCCTAACCACGTTTTAACTGTTGTGTATTCATTTTTTTCATGTAATATATTAGCGTCATACCCCAAGCCCCTAAGTGTTTTAACGTGTTTATATATATTAGCCATACCAGCGGTAGGGTTACCCTTTGTGTCCATCACAAAAAAATATAATTTAAAATTTTTGTTTTCTAAATTTTTAATTTGTGTTTCTAGAAGGTCTTTAAAATCAACTTTGTTTTCTTTTTGTTGATTTAAATTTTGTGTGTTTTCCATATTATTTATTTATTTATCTTATTTTTATTAATTTATATTTTGCTAATGTATTAAATGAGAGTCTAAACGGTATTGATAGTTGTTCTCCTAGTTTTGTGATTCCCATGCGTTCATCTACAACACCATTTTCACTAAGTATGGTCTCAACCATAGCTTTTGTTAAGTCCCACCTTGTCATATCTATTAACGGACCTTGTATTAATTCTTCCTTTATAATCTCATCACCCTCATTTAAATCGTCCTCTTCAGATTTTTTAGTAAAAATTTCATCAAGACCCCTTGTGTCATCTTCACTTATTCTAACAAAATCTGCTATACTATCTAAATCAAAGTAAAATTCTTCACCAGCTATATCAAATAATTCCATGGTTAATTAATAATGTTAATTTTCTATATGTAAACCGTTTTTCATTATAAAACCCAATGAGTATTATTACCTTTTAACGACTCCTCAAAATTATCTAAAAGTCTCTCATCAACCTCTTTTATTGTTTTTAATCTATGACCTGATTGAGTTATCTTTTTGTTATACTCTTTGTCAATGATAATACTTAATTTATCTAAAGGTTTTGTGTTTAATATTTTTGGGTGGTCTGTGACCATAATGTCTACATGGTCCCAAACCTTGGAGTATTCAGTAACAAACTTAATGTTTGGGCATATAGACTTGGTTTTAGATAAGAAAAATAACGTTGATGGTACCGCTAATCCCCCCTCCCTACTCATTAATATGAATTTGTGTTTAGGGTTTTCTAAAATTAAATTATTTAACGACTCAACAGCTGAGTTAACAATTTCACTAGCATAACCAAACACCTCTACCGTACACCTTTCATATAGAAATTCGTCTAGAGTAACTTTTTTTGTTACTTTAATTAATTCGGTGTCTTCTTCAGATTCTAAAAAATTATCCTCATTAAACTCAGGGTTAAAATCCATTTCACCCTGCTTAACTTCTTCGTCAGGAAATGTAACCCATTTTTCTAAATGGTAATCCTTAACACTGATGGGTTCCTCACCTTCTTCGGTTGGGAAATATTTTTTATGTGTTTCTTCTATTTGGCCTAGTAAGTCCCTTAAAACGCCATCAATCGATATCCCTATTTTCATTTTTTAATTTTTTCTCTGTTTTTTAAGAATAGTGTGTAGTCTTCTATTGTCAAGTATTGTGTGTCACCATTATCTATTTGTAGTACGACACCATGCGGTTCTGTTTGACCGTCAGATATGACCCATTGTGATATACTATAATTCCACATATTAGTACGATTTACTGTTTTGGTTGGATTCATTCTCAACCATATTTTCAAAAACAGATTCAATAACCTTTATTATTGGGTTTCTAACTACGTCATTAGGGTCCCTAAGTTCTACACACCCAAAACCAGCATAATCTCTAAATTTTTCTAATATGGTTTCTAGTGAACTGTTATTTTTGTTCTTAATATCTTTTTGTCTAACATCACCAAGGATAACCATCTTAGAGTTGTCTCCAATTCTAGTCATAAGTGTTCTCATATTGTCTCTAGAGATGTTTTGTGCCTCATCAACAACGATTACTGTATTATCTATACTTCTTCCTCTAATGAAGGCCAAGGGTTGTATCTGAATGATACCTAAATCTCTTAACTTCTTAGTTAACGACTCACCAATAATTTTTTCAAAGTTATCAATAAATGAAATCATGTAAGGTTCTAATTTTTCCTTCATATCACCAGGTAGAAAACCCAACTCTTCACCTGGTAGTTGGATTACTGATTTAACTAGTAGAATTTTTTTATACTTAGGTCTTGTTTTGACTAATTTTAACGCTTCAGCACAAGCTAAAAACGTTTTACCAGTCCCAGGTAATCCTGAAACAATTGTTATTTCGTTCTCCTTAATAGAATTAACTAATTTCTTTTGATTTTCGTTTCTACACTTAGTGTTAATTGACATAGTCTTCAGATATTTATCTTCCTCTATGTTTTTACTATAAACGAAGTTATTCACTTCCTCTATTTCTTCTTCTGAGAGTTTACCTCTTCTTCTACCTGTTTTTGCCATATATTAATTTACTACCCCCATTGAGAAAAGTGTATCATGAAACTCAACCATCTCTTGTATTTGTACTTTTAATGATGGTATGTTGAATTTCTCTAAGTTATCGTTGTGTATTGTTGTTATAGACCTATCAACCGATGTGTCAACCGTCACAGGTGTTATTGTTATGCCTAAATTGAATGAATCGTTAATTAATTCAGATAATTGTTGTTTATCTAATTTATCTGAATGTAAGTGCTTAATACCTTTCCAAAACAAATCACCCTCAATCATAGTTTCTACTATTTTACCAAACTGTAAACAAGTTACACCGTTCCAATAATGATTTAAGTACCCATTAGTATTTCCACCTTTATTACCTTTAACCCATTCAACCAATGAACGACCTTGCCCAACTTCTTCACCAATAATCGATGTCCTAACCACTGTACAGTTAGAAGGTTCCCCTAACGCTTTAGACATACCATACACATCTGAAACATCATAAGGGTCATTCTCATTGTAATCACCCTTAGAACCCGTATAAACACAGTCCGTTGTTGGGTGGATTAACTTAACACCGTATTGTTCACAGATATTAGCTAATTCTCTTGGGAATAATGAATTAACTTTAATAAATTCTTCAGGAGAACATTCATTTACTCTAGGTTTAATTATACCCATACAGTTTATTACGATGTCACCATCGTGCATATTATGTTCTACATATTTATGTAGAATTCCACTACAAAGGTCAGATGCGTCAATGTCAGTTCTACCAACACCAACTACATTATAACCTCGTTGTTTAAGGTATATGTAAACGTAACGGCCTAACATACCTAAATTTCCAAATACAAATATTTTTGTTTGTCTCATATCTTATCTATAATCTTCATCCCAAATGTCCCATTGGTCATATTCTTTACGAATGTCATCTCCTAAACTTTCTTCTATAGTTGATGTTGAGAAGAACACTATTTTAGTGTCTTCTTCTAATGATTTAAAACCATTATAATTTCCAGGTGGTATCCAAAGAACCTTTGGTGATTTACTACTTAATACAAATTTAGAAACCTCTTCGGTTTCCATGTCAACAACACCAATAAGTGCTGAACCATTTGTTACGTAAACGTATTTACCCTCTTTTTTGTGACCATGCCACGCTCTGATGAAACCTTGTCTATGATTCTCAACCTGGTAGAATCTCTTAACACCTTCAAAGTTGAAGTCATTAACAAAACATACCGAACCTCTATCATCAATAGCAATCCCACCGTTTAAAACTTTTATACTATCCATTGTTTTTATTTTTAATTTTAACCATTAACCAACTAAAGTTCTCCGGTTCATAATAATGGTATGGTTTTGATGTCCATACAATTTCTTTACCCGATTTATCGACCATTTTCTCAATCGTTTCAATACTTCTAAAATGATGCGAACCCAATTCAATTAAATTTTGAACATTTGCGTTCGGTTTTTCACCATTTCGTAGGAAAGCGAATTGGAATGTGAATATACCATCATCAGTTAATACAATATCGTTAATGATTCTTTCAATTTCCCCATCAGTACAGTGTTGAAACACTAGATGACATATACCTAAATCTACAGGCTCAATTTTAGATAAATCAGTTGTTAGATATTTTTTAGTTACATTTGGGTTCACACTATCTAGCGCCTTTTCCGATATATCACAACATAACAAATCCGTTGTGTATTTAAAAATATCTCTAGACAACGTACCTAAACCAACCCCAATTTCTAAAACCTTTGTGTCGGTTAAATCATCTTCACTAATCTCATGTAGTGTCATAATTTCTTTTAGTGAAGAACCTGTTAACCAATATCTATCACTAACACCGTGTTTATTTTCCCAAAATGTTTTATCAATTACATCCATTAAACTAATTGTTTATTTTCTTTTTTATTCGTTAAATAAGCACCATTGTGATATACTTTATCTTCAGGGTTCTTAACTCTCCCATCTTTAAACATATCAACCATTCTGATAACCTCTTCCTCAACCGTTACTTTAGCTTTATAATCAAAAACCTCTAAAGCTTTTGAATTGTCCACTTTATAGTTTCGTGCGTCTTGGAAAGATATTTCAGTATAGTTGATTTTAGTATTAGGAATCATACTAACCACTCTTTCACCTAACTCTTTAATAATAACATTTTCTAATGATAAAACATATACTCCTTCATGTTTTTTTTCACAAGCCTCAGTAACATATCCAGCAATATCTTTAACTGCAATTATAGGCCTCCATTGTTCACCACCATTAATTGTTATTTCACCATATTTGATAGCTTTCATAGTTAAGACATTAACAACTAAATCCATTCTAAGTCTAGAATATGTATCACCTAAACCGAATACAGTGCCTAATCTAAAAATGGTACCACCTAAATCTAATACGTGTTTCTCTGCTTGTAATTTTGTTGCTGCGTAAGACGATAATGGGTTAGTGTCACTATTTTCATCTAACATACCGTCTTGAGCTCCATAAACCGAACAAGTAGACATAAATATTATATGTTTATGAGGGGAAACAACATTACAAAAATCTTTAATAGCTTTATAATTTATTTCTTCTGTTAATTTATGGTCGACACTACAAGCTGGGTCACCAACTAAAGCAGCCATTAAAACTATAACATCAAAATCTTTTGATGCCTCATATAATTTTTCTGTATCCCTTATATCACCATTAATGAATGGTATGTCTTTAAGATATCTGTTTTCATATAATAGATTATCATAAACCATAACTTCAAACCCAGCGTCTAATAGATAATCACAAGTAAGCCCACCTATATAGCCAGACCCACCACATACTAAAATTTTTTTATTTTTCATTTATAAGTATTTATTCACTCTTTTATCAGCCTTTCTCTTTACAATAGTGAGTCCAGCTTGTGTTAATGGTAATGTCATAACATCAAAATCTGTATAATTTTCACGCAACCATTCATCCATTTTATATGAATCACCACAATACCTAGGTTCTAAATACATTTTTTCCATCGGGTCTGTGTCGTGTAATATAATCATACCAAATTCATTTAATAATTTTACTGAATTTTCAAAATCTATTTTAACAGATTCAAAATTATGGTCAGCGTCAATAAAGACAACATCTACCTTTTCATTAAAGTGTTCAAAAAAACTATCTGTAGTTTCTAAATGAAACTCACCTATTCTCCACCTTCTAATATCTTTAATATCGACACTGATGATTCTATCTACAAAAGGTTCTACTAATGATAACGTAATACCATCATATATACCTAATTCTAGATATGTTTTGCAATTTATTTGTTTAACCAATTCAGCTATAAAATGTGAATGATTATGTTTAGACCCAGGATACCCAAAAGTATTTTCCATTTTATTGATTTTTTAATTAAATTATCCCATTTTATTTATTTTTTAAAAAACAGGTATTGTGGTTGCTTTACATCCACCAAACCACCAAATACATTCAGAAAATGTACTTAGACGACTACATACTAACATATCACATTTTGAAGCTATCAACATAGTTGCCACAGAAAACTGCATTTGTGTAACGTTTTCAGGTTGGGTGTAAGTTACTACCTTAACATCGTAGTCTTTCAAGTAATCCAAATATTGTGGTAAAAGACTCTCTGTGTCGGAAGTTAGGAAAATTGTTTTTGGTGGTGTTTCACTATGTAGGAACTTATAGATAGCGTCTTTATATGTTTCAAAGTTATAATCTCTTACAACACCATCTCTAGGACTATTTTTCCAATCTCCAGGTGGGTCCCATTTATGTTTCCAAGTTCTTATTTGTATAGACAATAATGGACCTTCCCCAAATTCATTTGTAACCCTATCAACCTCAGATAGAACCCCATCTCTCCATTTTATCTTTTTAATCCCACTCTGAATTCTATTATACACATCATCACTAATTAAACTTCTATCATAGAACCAATCAATGGAGTGCGTGGAGAATAATGGTGATAGTTTTTTGTTCGCTATATTAGGGTGGTCACCTAATTTCTTAGCGTCGTTAATTAAGTCAGGTTGTCCTTCCTCTTCTTCTTTTAGTATAAGCCATCTTGCTGTAACAAAAGACTCACCCATCTCTTCAGGACCATGACAAATTAAACTATCATCTAAAACCTCAGTATAATCAGCATCGAACCAATGGTTATATTTTGGTTTTAGGTTAGTATTCCCCTCTTCTGTCATACTCAAAGCCGTAACAAACGCTTTAAGAACATTACATAAACCCGATAATATTTCTGCTGTAAATTTCATAATTACTTAACGAATTCGTTTATTAGGTCAGACCACTTTTCACGACACCTTCCCAATGTATACTCTTTCGAATAGTATTTACGAGGACTGAACTCTTCAAGGTTATTAACAACATATCTTATTGTTTCAGGAAAATCCTCATCTTCTGATATTAAACCCCAAGATTTATCATCTTTTCTGTCTAGATAACACCCCATAGGTCTAGCTACCATTGGTATGTTACACGCACCTATCTCTATCCCGGCAAAATGACCTTCCTCATTACCAGATGTACATATAGCACACACAGATGAATTAATTAGAAGTTTAACAGTATCCCTGTCAACTCTATTAAATATGCGTACTCTATCTCTACTGTTAGGTGGGATAACATCAATAGGCGTATTATCTTTCATCACTAAACAAAAATTAAAATCAGGCATTTTTTCAATAAGATTTAAAACCCTATGGAAACCTTTTTTTACATGAGAAGAATCACCTATAAAAATAATTGAGTTAGGTAAAACGTCTGGGTGTCTTTCAGGTATAGGTTTAAAAAAATCAAAATCAGAAGACTGTTCAATTACCCTAACATTTTGTGGGTTAATCCTAGGCTTATAAATGTTATGTGTTTCTTTGGAGGCGAACACAACACATGTAGATGAGTTTATAACATCTGTTTGTGTCGAATCAACTTTTGTATCTTGAATCAAACAAAATGTTGGGACATCAATATTAAGTTTTCTAAAATAAGTACCATTTCTGATAATATAATCAGGACGTTCCTTAATAGATTCTATTTTTTGTGGTAATACACCATAATTTGTATATCCATCACATTTATCTTGAAGATTGGGGAACCAATCTAATAAATCATGCCAAAACGTTCTTGTGTTTGGTATTCCTGTTAATTGGTCATTTACTAACCACCCTATTTTATTTTTCATAATTCATTTTTTAAAATTATTTTTTATTATAAACATCCATCTAGTTTCATTTAAAACATATTATGGTAATTAGATGTTATTTTAATGAGTGGCATACTTTTAACCACTTCTTTTATACCATCAGTTACATCTACGATAGTATCAAAACCTAATTTACGTATCTTATCGTAACTAACCTTATAGTTTCTTTTATCAACATCAGTTCCAACATCAGCATAATTAAAATACGTGTTAGGTAATTCCTTTTTTATTAATTCACAAACCTCCTTCTTAGAATAGTTCATTTTATCAGAACCAACATTATACACATTATCCCTCATGTTATTTTGATTTTGTATCGCAAATAAGAATACTCTAGTGATATCCTTAACGTGTATAAAGGTTCTTAAAAAATGGGATTCATAAATAACAGCATAGCCTTCCTTATAAGCCTTATAAGTTAAATCATTAACCAATAGGTCAAGTCTTAGTCTTGGGGATAAACCAAATGCTGTAGCGAACCTAAACGCTGTACTATTAGGTCTACCCATAACCTTAGTTTCAGCTTCTGTTTTTGTTCTACCATATATAGATAATGGGTTTAATGGTGTTTCTTCAATACAAACCCCAACTACCTCACCATAGTTTGACCCAGTTGAACCAAATAATAAGTATTGGTCTTCACTCATGTTTCTAATAACAATTTCAGTACCATTGGTATTGACAGAGTAAGATTCATCTTCCCCAGCTTCTCTACATAAAGGAAACCCAACCAATGCTGCTAAGTGTATAACAACATCATAACCAATCATACTATCTCTTAATAATTCTTCATTCCTAATATCACCTTTAATAAAGTTAAAATGTTTATTGGAAATATATGGTAACAGTTTATCACCATTATCAAACATTAATGAATCGTATACTGTTACATTAAAACCTTCTTGTAATAATGTTGGTATTAATGTTGTCCCTATATATCCTGCCCCACCAGTTATGAATATTTTTTTCATATTTATTTTGTGTAATATTTTATTGTCTCTTTTATACCTTCATCGTACTCTGTGAATATAAAGTCGTTAAAGTGTTTTGTAAATAATTTATTACCCAAAACTTTAACTGGTGCTCCATCTTGTTTAGTTAAATCATGTACAATATTAACACCATAATTTAAACTATTTTTTACCATGTTAACAATTTCATTTATTGATACCCCATGTTCTTGCCCTAGATTTATTGGGTTGGGTAAATCAAATATTTCATCATCAATAATTTTTTTAATAATCCTACCAACATCAGGCATATAAATCCATTCTCTTATTGGTGTACCACTACCCCAAACTGAAAATTCTTTATCACCCTTGGACATTGAATTTAACATTCTCATAATTATACCATTCATCGCATGCGTCCTTTCCTCATCTAAGTAATCATTTGGTCCATATGCGTTAGGCACAATTAGATTTAATGTCTTAACCCCATATTGCCTTTCATAACATTTAGATATAATATAACCCATTTTCTTTGGTGTTCCATACGATTCAACACTCTCATGTATTGGGCCGTCCCACCATAAGTCTTCATTTTGTACATCAATAATACCAGGGTATGAACAGTTGGATATTGGGTTAATTACAATGATGTCCTTATTAACATTTTTAACACATTTATATAAGTTTAAGTACATTTCTGTATTATCGTTTACCACATCCGCAGCATTTTCACTAACATATTTAATACTACCAACATGAGCCGCAGCATGAATAATTATATTCGGTTTTATTTGTTTTAATGTGTCTGTTAATAAAAACTCGTCTGTAATATCAAGACCATCTCTCCTACTTAGATAATGCATTTCATATTTAGAACCACTAAAAACTTCTTGTAAATTTTTTCCCATGAAGCCATTACCACCTAAAACTAAAATCTTTTTCATATTTCTTCTCTTTTACAAACCATCTTAGCTGGAATTCCAACATATAGATAACCTTTTATATAATCTCTATCTTTAATCAAACTGTAAGCACCGAATGCTACATAATCTTGTATTTCAACATTTGGGAGTATCGTAGAATGGGCACCAACGACTACGTTGTTACCAATGTGTATATCACCGAACTCACCACCAAATCTTTCTTCTTCTGGAACTGACGGTAAATCTAAGGATATCTTTCTATAATCAGATGATACACAATGAATTGAGCAATGATTACTAATTGTTGAGTAATCACCCATGTGTAGGTGAGCCTTACTACCAGATATACTAACATTAGATGCTATGTGGCAGTGTTTACCTATTGTCATACCACAAGATATATAAGTAAAATCATCTATGATAGTACCATCACCAATAGAAACCTCTTCTGGTTTTCTTATTCTAACTGTTTTACCTATGATAACGTCTTCACCACAATACTTAAGTTGTGTCCTATCGAAAAATATGTTATCTACATTACCACCCACTTTTAATTGTATTAATTATTTTATCAACATCTTTATTACTTAAATCATCGTGTATTGGTATGTGAATTTGACTATTATCGAATTTACGTTGATTAATTAAAGACTCATCTTTACCACCGAATAAATCGTTCTTATCAATACCTAAATGGACAACACTAGTAGTAATACCGTTATCCTTCATTTTCTTAATAAAATCATCTCTACAGTCCACATGCATACCGAATAACCAATTTGATGAAATTCTATCTGATTTATTTTCAAATAGGGTAATTCCTTCTATGTTATGTAATGTTTCTCTGTATTTACCAGTGATTTCTTTATATCGTTTAAGTTTACCACCAACAGTGTATAAATTACCTATTCCTATAGAGGCTGAGACATCATTCATATGATATTTATAACCAATCTCATTAGAGTTATAAACTCTTTCACCTAGTTCGTCTGATTTGTCATCATCTCTATCAATATTGAACCATCTAAGTTTTTTGAGGTGTTTTTCGTTTTCATCTGTTAACGAACAAACAGCCCCACCATCACCTGTGGTTAACATTTTAATAGCTTGGAATGAAAAACATGTGTAATCTGATATAGAACCGATTGGTCTATCTTTATACCACGAGCCGAAAGCATGTGCAGCGTCCTCTATAACTATTAGGTTATGTTCATCAGCTATTAACTGTATTTCGTCCATATCACAAGGATATCCCGCCCAATGGACAACCATAATTGCTTTTGTTTTATCGGTTATTTTTTCTCTAATACTTTCAGGGGATATGTTACCACTCATATAATTAATGTCCGCAAACACAGGGGTGGCTTTTTGGTGTAGAATGGTTAACCCCGTTGCTATGAATGTTTGTGAAGGAAGGATAACTTCATCTCCTTCGCTGATTCCTGCCGAAGCCAAAGCTAAATGTAAAGCAGATGTACCACTATTAACTGTTACAGGTCTAATCAAGTCAAATATCTTGAGACGGTCCTCAAATTTATAAGCTT